CAACGCCGCCGCCCAGGCCAAGATGGACGCCGACCGGGCCTACGCCGAAACCCAGCGCGAGAACAACCGCGCCAACCAGAAGCGCCCCGACGTGTCCGCCATATTGGCCGGCATGAAGCGCGCCGGCGCGGCTGGACAATCCGGCACCATGCTCACCGGATCGCGCGGTGTGGCCAGCGATGCGTTCACGCTGGGCCGCGTTTCGCTGCTCGGGTCTTGATCCGTGCCGATGACCCCGACCCAGCCGCGCACCGAAACCCCCCGCGTGCGTATGAACCGTCGCCTTGCCGAGCTGCGCATCGAACGGTCGAGCTGGATACCGCACTGGACGCAAATCAGCGACGTGCTGCTGCCTCGGTCCAGCCGCTTTCTTACCACCGACACCAACCGAGGGCAGAAGAAACACAACAACATCCTCGACAACACGCCGACCCGCGCGCTGCGTGTTCAGGCTGCGGGAATGCTTAGCGGAATGACCAGCCCGGCCAGGCCGTGGTTCCGCTTGGCGCTGGGCGACCCCGAGCTGGAAAAATACACCCCAGTGAAGGTTTGGCTGCACGAAGTGCAAACCGCGATGCTCCGCGTGTTTCAGCGGAGCAACACCTACCGCGCGCTGCACACCCACTATCTCGACCTGGGCGCGTTTGGCACCTCGGCCAGCATTTTGGCTGCCGACGATGTCAGCCTGATCCACCATCACAGCGCCGCCATCGGCGAATACTGCCTTGCCACCGACTACGCCGGGCGGGTAAACACGCTCTACCGCGAGTTTCGCCGGCCCGTGGCCGAGGTGATCTCCGAGTTTGGGTATGCCAATTGCTCGCCGGCGACCCGCGCGCTCTATGACCGGGGCAGCCTCTCGACCTGGGTGGAGTTGGTGCACTGTATCGAACCGCGCACCGAGCGCGACCTTAGCCGCAAGGACGCCCGCAACATGCCCTTCTCATCCTGCTATTGGGAAAAGGACGGGCGCTCGGAGACCCCGCTGCGCGAGGGCGGGTATCGGCGCTTTCCGGTGCTGGCGGCAAGGTGGGAGACCAGCGGCGGCGACATCTACGGCTCGACTTGCCCCGGCATGGACGCACTGGGTGACATGCGCCAGCTTCAACATGAGCAGCTCCGCAAGGCCAACGCCATCGACTATCAGACAAAACCCCCGGTGCAAGTGCCGACCAGCCTCAAGAACAGCGAGATTGACACCCTGCCGGGCGGCGTCACCTATTTCGACGGGAACGGCTCGGCGCAGCGTATCCAATCGCTTTGGGATGTGCGGCTTGACCTCAACCATCTGCTTGTGGACATCCAGGACGTGCGTGATCGCATCAATGCGGCTTTCTACGCCGACCTGTTCCTGATGCTGGCAACCGCCGACAAGCAGATGACCGCCACCGAGGTGGCCGAGCGGCACGAGGAAAAGCTGCTGGCCCTCGGCCCGGTGCTTGAACGCCTGCACAACGAGCTGCTTGACCCCCTGGTCGAAAGCACGTTCGACGCGCTGCTTGCTGCCGATATGCTGCCGCCGCCGCCACCCGAGCTGCAAGGCGTGCAGCTCGACATCGAGTTCATTTCGATGCTGGCGCAGGCGCAGCGGGCCGTTTCAACGCAGGCCATCGACCGCTACGTCGCCAATCTGGGCGCGGTCGCGCAGATCAAGCCCGAGGTGCTCGACCGGTTCGACGCCGACCGCTACGTCGAAATCTACGCTGACGCGCTGGGCATCGACCCCAGCCTGATCGTGCCCGGCGATGTGGCGGCGGTGGTTCGCCAGCAACGCGCCGAACAGGCCGCGCAGGCAGAGCAGATGGCGATGGCCAATGTCGGGGCCGACACGGCGCAGAAGCTGGGCGGGGTGCCGACACAAGGGGGTGCATCGAACGGACTGAACGATATTCTCGGTCTGTTTCAAGGATATAGCTCCCCACCGGCACAAACTTATTGAGCCTACGCACAAGCCGCGAAAAAATGCGGTTATTTCGCTCTTCCATGATCGAAGCCCCCTCTCTTGAAGATTTTGGCGTCCGCCAGCCCGACCCTGTGCGCGACGCCGGCGAGGCCTTGGCCGCTCGCGCTTTGGCGCAGGTGGCGGGCACGCGGGAGGGGCGGCGCGTGCTGTGGGACATCCTTGAGCAGACCGGTATTTACCGCGTCAGTTTTACCGGCGAGGCCGAACAGACCGCGTTCAACGAGGGGGTTCGCAGTGTCGGCCTCCGGCTGATGGCGCGACTGGGCGATACCGCGCCGGAGCACCTCAAAACCATCCTGATCGAGCAGGGCCGGGCATGAGCGAAGCCGTTGCCACTCTCACCCCCGCGCCCGCAGCTCCCGAGACACCGGTGGCGGCACTGCCTCCCGCTGCCTCCGGCTCCTCCGCCGGCGCGACACCCGACCCCGCGCCGGCGGACCCTTTTGCGCCCGACCAGTTTACTGACAGCCCGTCACCGCCGAAAGCTTCACCTACCGACGGCGACGACCCCGCCGAACCGGAGGGCGACAAGCCCGCCGAGGGTGCGCCCGAGGTCTATGCGGACTTTGCCGTGCCGGAGGGCATGACCCTCGACCCTGTGCTGCTCACCGAGGCCACCGATCTCGCCCGCACGCTCAACCTGCCGCAGGACAAGGCGCAAGCGCTGATCGATCTGGGGATCAAGCAGGCGCAGAGTTTTGCCGAAGCCCAAGCTCGCGAGGTCGAGACGATCCAGGCTGAGTGGATGAAGCAGACCAAGGCCGACCCCGAGATTGGCGGCGATAAGCTGGTCGAGGCTTTGGGTGCTGCGCAGCGCGGGCTGAAAGCTTATGGCACGCCCGCGTTGAACGATCTGCTGACCGCTTTTGGTCTTGCCAAGCACCCCGAGGTGATCCGCGTCTTTGCCGCCATCGGCAAGACCGTCTCCGAGGACAGGTTCGTGCCAGCCGACACCGGTGCGCAGGCACCGGCATCGCTGGCCGAGCGTCTTTACCCCCAGAAGAAAGGGACCTGACCTATGCCGGCACTTGCAGCAGGCGCGCTGACGCTCGCCGATTGGGCCAAGCGACTTGACCCCAATGGTCAGGTCGCGGCGGTTGGCGAGCTGCTTTCGCAGACCAACGAAATCCTTGAGGACGCCGTGTTTGTCGAGGGCAACCTGCCGACCGGCCACCGCATGAACGTGCGCACGGGCCTGCCGGCGGTTTACTACCGCTCGCTCAACCAGGGCGTGCCGACCAGCAAGTCCACCACAGCGCAGATCGAGGAGGCCATCGGCATCCTCGAAGCCCGCAGCCACATCGACGTGGAGCTGGCCAAGCTTAACGGCAACACCGCCGCCTTCCGTCTGTCTGAGGACGCCGCCTTCATCGAGGCGATGAACCAGACGATGAGCGCCGTGATGTTTTACGGCAATCCGGCCACCAACCCGCGCGAGTTCATGGGCCTTCAAACCCGATACTCGTCCTCGACCGCCGGTAACGGCGTCAACGTGCTCAGGGCGGGAGGCGCGGCTTCGGTCAATACCTCTATCTATCTGGTGGTATGGAACGAGGACACCGTGTTCTGCCCCTTCCCCAAGGGGTCGCAGGCTGGTCTCATGCACCAGGACCTGGGTGAGGAGAGCGTGCCCGATGCCGACGGCAATTTCTTCCAGGCGCTGCGCACCCTCTACCAGTGGAAAAGTGGCCTGGCCGTCAAGGATTGGCGCTATGCGGTTCGCATCTGCAACATCGACACCACCGACCTGGTGGCGCAGTCGGGAACGCAGGCTACGACAGCAGCGACCAACATCATCAACCTGATGAGCCGGGCGCTTGACCGCGTGCCGAACCTCAACGCAGGCCGCGCCGCCTTCTACATGAACCGCACGGTCTATTCGATGCTGCGCATCGCAGCGCTGAACCGGTCCAGCAATGTGCTCGCCATCGAAAAGGGCCTGACGCAGTTTGGCACACCTTCGATGATGACTACCTTCCTGGGCGTGCCGCTGCGGCGCTGCGACCAGCTCCTCAACAACGAAACCACGGTGCCGTAAACCGAGACCGAAAGGATACGACCATGCTTCTCGATCGCAATCTCATCATCGGTGGTTCGATTTCGGCAGCCGGTGACATCACCGGGGTTTCACTCAACGGGTCCGGTGCCCAGGCGGGTG